AAGGCTATCTGGTACATCGAGGACGAGATTAAGCGTATACAGGAGGCTAAATAATGGGTATTTATGTAAAGGTAGGCAAGTTCGAGGCAACACTACCGGCAATTCACACGCTGCCCGTTAATGAAGCAATATCAATTTTTGAAGCCACCCCTGAGCGGCAGCCGTTGATTTTGAGTCATGTAATTATGCGGCGATTAACTTGGATTCAGCGCAAAAAGTTTGAGTCATTAACACTAGAGCAGTATTCAGAAGTATTAAAAAAATGGCTTGGAATTCAAGAGGAAAATAAATGACTGAGGAAGTTCTAAGCGTTAAAAACGCTGCTATCCGCGTAGGCAGGTCCGAAAAGACTATTTACAACTGGATAAACTCGCAGCAACTCAATACCATGCGCGGCTATGTTCTACTGTCAGAATTGATAGAGGTCGAACGTACTATGTCGCAGAAACGCGGCAGACCTAGAAAAGTAAACACGCCGCAGTAAATAATTCAAATAGTTCAAACGGGTATAGTATACTGACCGTAGGCAACAGGTATAACTTTGCCGTAACTCAGGTTCAAACCCGACACAAAAGAATAATAAGACTACCGCATAGTCCACAAGGTCGAGAGGGGAAACCATGTTACTACAAGGTCTAACACCTAAAAAATCTATTCCAAATTGCCGCGTACGTACGGTACTACAGGAACTAGAGCCGGAAGATTCAAACATCCTAAAGGACGCTATTGCTAATAGCGTTGACTGGTCTGTTAACGGTCTTGAGACTGCGCTTGCAGAACGAGGCGTAAAACTATCCGGTAAGAGTATCTCACTACATAGAACAGGGCGATGCTCTTGCTCTCAAATCTAAAGCCTGCCCCTAAGCCGCAGCCGCAACCTTTTGGCTCACCCGCTGTAGAATTCAACGGCAGCGAAGGCATCGCAACCACTCCCGGACTCCCGGACGGTGCAGACTTCAACCAATTCCTTATAGACGCAGGCTATCCGCCGGAACTATACGAGGTTGTAGGCACCCCTAAAACTTCACGCTGGCAGGCTCAGACCCGCGACGGCATCGAATGGCTTACCTCTTACAAGTTCAACTTTAAACTTCGAGGCGCTAACCTAGACCTTCCGGCGTTGTTTGCCGCTGCAAAGAAAACTAAAGTTACCCCTGTCAAAAAGACGGGGACTAATAAGGCGTTAGTTGTAGCATGGTCAGACACTCAGACCGGCAAGGTTGACCACCGCGGGGGTTTCCCTGAACTGGTCTTACGCATCGCTGAGAAACAGGCTGCACTAGAGGCGTTCTGTCGTAAAGAAAAACCTTCTGTTATTTACTTCCTAAACGTAGGCGATAGCATTGAGGGTTTCGAGTCCGGCGGTAACCCTATGCGCTCGAACGACTTGAGTTTAATGCAGCAGATTGACGCAGAGGCTACCTTTGAGTGGGATACTCTCACCATGTTGGCTAAGTACGCGCCTGTAGTTGCAGCATCGGTAGGCTCTAACCATTGCCAATGGCGTTCCGGTAAGGTCCGTCTAGGTACTTCGTTAGACGATTGGGGTATCTTTATCCAACGTCAACTTGCCCGCTATTCAAACATCGCAGGCTTACAGGACCGCATTACATTCTTTGAACCACAAGAACACGACGAGAGCCTAGCCTTAGAAGTAGGGTTTGGTAGTCACGTGCTAGGTCTTGTACATGGTCACCAAGCAAACAAACCTGAGGGAATGTTAAACTGGTGGCGTGGTCAATCGCATGGAGACATGAGCGTTAAAGACGCAAGCATCCTAGTAAGCGGTCACTACCACCACCTACGAGTAACCGAAACCGGTCGACTTAATGGACGTTCAAGGTATTGGATTCAATGTCCAACCCTCGATAATGGAAGTACGTGGTACCGCAGTACGTCAGGCGACGACTCGGACCCGGGACTTTTAGTATTCACTCTCACCGATGAACCTTATAACGGTACCGTGTACAAACTTTAAAACTCGCCACTCAGTTTCGTCTAGTGGCTTAAGGTAACAGACTAGGTATTCAGACCCCGGCGCTCTTACCTTTGCATAGGTAGTACGCGACTACCGCAAGTCCTTAGTGTGTCTGAATAAACTAAGGCTTTTAAACAATCCCGCTAACGCCTCTCATTGAAGCGCAAGACCTAGCGGCTAACTTGGTGTTACTTCACCTTATGCCTGCGCGTAAGGAAGATGAGAACATCCTAATAGTGTGTGGCTACGGCAGCACTATACACCTGAGTAAGTGACTTCCGGACGGTCGTACTACTGCTCAAAGGATAGTAGCCCAACAGTAGAGGCAACTCCCCAAACGGAGAAATAAGTGTAGGTGCAAATCCTACCTATCCACAACTAACCCTTTATCGAAGGCAACCATGAACCCGGACGAACTGTTCGACCTGCTCAAACGAGCAGCCTCAGGCGAGGACCTAGACGCACTCTACAAAGAGGCACTAGACGCGCTACAAATCTGCGACTGTTTTTAAAGACACCCCCGTAGGAAGCCGCTGAAATAAAATGCCCCTAACTCCTGAGCCTGAGAATAAGAACCGCTGGGACTCTAGTAGACGTAGACCGGACCCTAGAGGATGGCAAGCCTTACGCGCTTTAGTGTTTGAACGTGACTTGAATCGTTGCCAAGAACACATGAGAGACGGTACACCCTGCACCGATAGAGGTACAGAAGTAGACCACATCATTCCCCTTAGCGCAGGTGGAACAGACGACTTAGAAAACCTTAGACTTTTATGCACGTGGCACCATGCACGTAAGAGCAGTCGAGAGGGCGCAGCCGCCCGCAAACCTGTAAGCGAACGTAAACCCCGCGAGGCTCACCCCGGATTCAACTAACACCCGGCAATCACAAGCCTAAAGAATTTTTGCACCACCACAAACCCCTTGCCCTGCCCATGGTAGTACAGGGGAGGTATCCCCCCGGAGGGTCGCTCTAAGAGGCGGAGAGGTGCTGTGGCTCGCTGTACGCGTAAGTTTCAAACCCTGAACCCGGTCAGCCTTTAAACCCGCTGTATGAGGCGTACAGGCTTGAACCCCGCAGGCTTAGGCTGATTCGTCTTATTTGCCCGGTTATCGGCTTATTTCGTGTCGCGTTTTAGTTGCGCGGTTTATCGTTACACGCTAGACTTTAGTTATGTTCAAGTGTGAAATTTGCGGGTCTGAAATTGAGGCAGGCGCTCGCGGTCGTAAGCCGCGCTTCTGCTCAGGTCGTTGCCGCGTTGCTAACCACCGCGCTAACCCTATTCCTGCTGACCTAATCGGTTTGCCTCGTTGGATTCGTCACGACCGCAAACGACCTATAACGGTTAACGGCTACGCCGCATCTTCTACCGCGCCTAACACTTGGTCGACCTATACGGACGCTAAAGCGTCTAAGCATGGTGACGGTATCGGCTTCGTGCTAAACGGTGACGGCATTATCTGTATCGACCTAGACCATTGTCTAGATGAGAACGGCACTCTAAGCGTCGTTGCTCAAATGATTCTTGACGAGACTCCCGGCGCTTACGCTGAGGTTTCACCTAGTGGCACCGGCTTGCACGTTTGGGGTCGTGCTACATTAGACAAGGGTTACCGTTTCACTTACGACGGTCAACCTATTGAGATTTATCCGAATGGTCGCTACTTGACTGTCACGGGTAGGGTTTACCGCAAAGGTAACCTAGCCGATTTGACTACATGGCTTCCACCCTTTTTAACCGAAATGGTTAACAATCCGCTGAAATAGTGAGGTTACGAAATGGCTGTTACAGGTCCTAAACCAACTGGTCGTGCAGTTCTCTCAGGCAATACGCCTAAGGTGGACTGGACTGACGTTGTTAATGTTCCGTATACCGGTCCTAAGCCGGAACTACCGTTAGAGCGTCAGGCGATGCTTAAGAACGGTGACATGACCATAGTCCCTATGGGTCAGGCTACGCTTGATTGGTGGGATGCCGTAACCTCTATGCCGCATTGTTCTCTATGGACTCGTACCGATTGGCAGTTCTGTCTTGATACCGCTAAGGTTCATTCGGCTGCTATGACCGGTTCTATGCCTGCTGTTTCTGAACTACGTCAGCGTGAACGCATCCTAGGTACCACCGTGGACTTCCGACGTGACCTACGTATCCGCTACGTTGAACCTGAAGTTAAGACTATTCTAGAGGTTGTTACTAACATTGACAACCGTCGTAACCGTCTAGCAGATGCGTGAGTTAATCCGCGCCGAAAACCATGAGCGCGAACGTTCTCTAGGTTGGCTTGGTATTTGGTTTATAGAAACGTTTTGTGTTCACGGTCCCGGCGACGTTGTAGGGATGCCTGTTGAACTGGACGACGAGTTCGCTGGCTTTATCGTTGACTGCTACGCCATTGGTGAGGACGGTCGACGCTTATACGATTCTGCGTTTATCTCACGTGCTAAAGGTCGCGCTAAGTCAGAACTTGCAGGCTTTATCTCAATCCTTGAGGCTATTGCCCCGGTTCGTTTTAGCCATTTCTCAGACGGTACAGATACGTACGAGTTTCTAGGTCAGGTTTACCGCTACGAAGTTGGTGAGCCTGTAGGAACCCCGGTCGTGAACCCTGTTATCCGTTGCCTTGCTACTGAAGAGTCGCAGGCTGGTAACACTTATGACAACGTTTATTACAACTTTTCAGAAGGTCCTCTAGCGGCTATTATGAGCCGTGACGATGCTGGTCTAACACGAATCAACCTACCTAACGGTGGTGAGATTGTTCCGTCTACTGCGTCTAACAGTTCTAAAGATGGTGGAAAAGAAACCTTTTCGGTTTTTGACGAAACTCACCTTTACATTCTGCCGCAGTTGAAACGTATGTATCAGACTGTTCGCCGTAACCTTGCTAAACGTAAGGGTGCTGAACCTTGGTCTCTTGAGACTTCTACTATGTATATGCCGGGTGAAAACTCGGTAGCAGAAGAGACGCATAATCTTGCTAAGGCTATCGCTGAAGGTAAGACTAAACGTCAGCGTCTACTCTTTGACCACCGCGAGGCAGACCCGGACATCGACCTTACTGACGAGCCTGCTGTTCGTGCCGGTTTGCGTGAGGCTTATGGTCCGTTCGCTGACATTATGGACATTGACCGTATCATAAACGAAATTTATGACCCGCGAAATGACCCGCAAGATTCCCGCCGCTATTATTTTAATCAACCAACATCGTCTAAAGATGCGTGGATTTCAGCGCCGGAATGGAACGCGTGTTCAAGTGTTAAAGAAATTGCTAAGACTGACGAAATTACTCTTGGGTTTGACGGTTCTCGTAAGCGTTCTCGCGGCGTTGCTGACGCTACTGCTCTTATTGGCTGTAGGGTTTCTGACGGTCACCTCTTTGAGATAAAGGTTTGGGAACAACCGGACGGTCCTGCGGGAGACGATTGGGAAGTCCCTACTGAGGACGTAGATTTCGAGGTCCGTAAGGCTCACGAGATGTACAAGGTCGTAGGTATGTTCGCTGACCCTGCCAAGTGGGAATCTTATATCGCTGCGTGGGAATCTGCGTTCGGTAAAACCTATAAAGTGAAGTCAAGTCTTAACCACCCTATCGAATGGTGGATGAGCGGTAACCGTTCGTATCTTGTCGTTCGCGCTCTTGAGCAGTTCCAAAATGCGGTAGTTGACAAAGAGTTAACTCACGCAGGCGACCGCGCTACTACACGTCACATTTTGAACGCACGTCGTCGTATTACCCGTGGTGGTTTGACAATCGCTAAGGAACATCCCGATTCTCGTAACAAGATTGACGCTGCCGTAGCATCGGTTCTAGCGTATCAAGCAAGACTGCAAGCCTTGTCTAAAGGGCAGGCTACCAAAAACACGTTTATTCCGCGCCGTATCAGATAGGAAATTTCTTTATGGCTACTGACCTTACTAGAGGGCAGCAGGCTCTTATTCGAGACCTAGCGCACGACCAAGCCGAATACAACCTACTAGAACGCTACTATGAGGGTGACGCGCCACTACCTGAAGGCGCTGAAGGCGCTTCGCAGGCGTACCGTCGTTTTCAGAAAAAGTCACGTTTGAACATCGCGCAACTTGCTGTTGCTGCAACTCGTGAACGTATGATTATTGAGGGTTTCCGTACTGGTGCTACTGGTGACGAAAATGGTGACATTCTTGCCCGCCGTTTGTGGAAGGCTAATAACCTTGACGTTGGCGCTGCTGACGCTCATTCTATGATGCTTACGTTTGGTGAGGCTTACGCGATTGTAGGTCCACCTAACGCGTTCGGTATCCCGGTAGTTACTATCGAGGACCCTCGTCAGATGGAAACTAACCACGACCCTAAAGACCCTCGCGTTATTACTGAGGCTGTCAAGATTTGGCGCGACAAGGAACTAGAACTAGACCTAGCCTACTTCTATTACCCTACCCGCATTGAAGTTTTTGTTAAGGCTTCAGACTCATCGCTGTATTCAGTTGATAACTGGATTTACCGCGAGGACCTATCAAGCGACAACCCTCTAGGCGAAGTGCCTGTAGTAAAGTTCGAGAACATGGACGGCGAAGGCGAATTCGAGCCTTACCTAGACATTATTGACCGAATCAATCACATGATTTTGCAGCGTGTAATTATCGCTACAACTCAGGCGTTTAAGCAACGTTGGATTAAGGGCGACCTTCCAACTCACGACGCTGACGGTAACGAGGTTGACTATAACGGTCTGTTCACTTCATCGCCGGGTTCTATGTGGATTATCCCTGAGGGTGCCGATATTGGTGAGTCTACTCAGACTGACATTCAGGGAATCCTTGCAGCGGTTCGCGCTGACATTCAGGACTTCGCTGCCATGACTCGTACGCCTATGCACTATCTATCCCCTGAGGGTGCTAACGGTTCCGCTGAAGGTGCGTCTCTCGCTCGTGAGGGTCTCGTCTTTAAGGCAGAAGATAGAATGAACCGCGTAACCTCTTCGTGGTCTAAAGTTATGTCTCTAATGTTTAAGTGGATTGGCGATAATGAACGCGCTAACCTACTCGACCTAGAGCCTATCTGGAAGCCTGCGGAACGCTACTCGCTTGCTGAACGTGCGGATGCTAACTCTAAGTTGCAGGATGTACCGTTTAGAATGAGAATGGCAACCGTAATGCAGTACACCCCGGAAGAAATTGCTGAAATGGAAATCGAACGTGCTGGGGAAACTCTTACTCAGGCTCTACTAACAGGTGGTACAGGTGCCAACACGCAAGGAACTATCTGACGCTTATCAAGCGGTATCGCAAGGTCTACTTAATCAGGCTGGTGCGGTCGCTCGTAACGCGTTTTTAAACCTTCCGGATTGGCGTGATGAGGATAAAAATTTCTTTATCCAACTTATGACGGGTCAACTCTCTAGCATTAAACGGCAAGCCGCTAACGTGGCGTTGGCGTATAACAAAGAGATAGCCAAGATTAGCGAACAACCGTATAAAGTTCCTGTTGTTAAAAACTCGGACTTGACTACGCAGGCGCTTCGTAATGGTGCTACGGCTGAAATTGTTTATGCTCGACCTTTTACAGAGATGCGTACCGCGCTATCTAAGGGTTTGGACATGAGCGTCGCTCTTGAACGTGGCGCTTTTCGCGCTGTTGATTTGGCTCGTACAGAAGTTCAACTTGCCCGCCGTAACGCTGGTCTAATCTCTAGGAACAGTAATAGCAAGGTTGTAGGTTTCCTCCGAGTCCTATCGGGGTCCGAGAACTGCGCTCTATGCTATGTTGCTTCTACGCAACGATACAACCGCGGAGACCTGCTACCTATCCATCCCGGCTGCGACTGCGGCGAAATGGAAATTTACGGCAATACTGATACGGGTCAAATCATTGACCAAGAGCGACTCGACGCAACTCACCAAGCAATTCTTGATAGGTTTGGTAGGTTTGACGTTAGCGCTCGTGAGATTGATTACCGTCAGATACAGATTCACGACCACGGCGAACTAGGACCGGTGCTAACTGTAAGAGGTCAGCACTTTACTGGTCCTGAAGATTTATAGATTTCGGCAAACCTGCCGATTGCTCGTAATGAGCGCAAACAATCCGAAACGGAGAGTAAAATCCATGTCAGATGAAATCGTAGAAACAGACACTATTGATACCGAGACCGAGGCTACTGAAACGGTAGACCTTAATTCTGAGGTTGAAAAGTGGAAGGCTCTAAGTCGTAAGAACGAGGCTCAGGCTAAGGCTAACGCTCAGGCTGCAAAGGAACTAGAGGCACTTAAACAGGCTTCCCTATCAGACCAAGAGCGTCTAATCGAAACGACTAAAGCGGAGACCCGTCAGGCTGTACGTTTAGAGTACGCTTCTAAACTTGCTGAGGCAGAACTAAAATCTGCTCTCAATGGCAAGGTGCTAGAAGGTAACTCTATTCTTAATTTTGACAAGTCTAATTTTATTGACGAAAACGGCGATGTAGATTCAACCGCTATTCAGGCGTGGGTTGAAGCGCACACTAAAACCGCTGAGGTTCCCCTACCGGATTTGGGTCAGGGCATCCGCAGTAAAACTATTTCAGGTACGTCACAGATTCGCTCTCGTGACGAACTATCAAACATGACCCCGCAAGAGATTCTGACTGCCCGTACTGACGGTCGCCTAGATGCTCTTATGGGTAAAAACTAACCGAAAGGATACGCCTAATGGCTATCGACAACTTCATCCCGGAAATCTGGTCTGCTGGCGTTCAGCAGGCATTTTTTGCTAACCAAATTGTTATTCCAACTCTAAACACCGCGTTCTCAGGCGATGCTCGTAAGGGTAACACCGTACACATTATCAACGCGACCACCCCTACCATCGTTGACTACAAGGCTGCCGGTCGTGTTATCACCGCTGAGGCTCTTGCTGACACTCAGGTAGACCTTCTAATCGACCAGGAAAAGGCGTTCGCTGTTAACATCGACGACGTTGACGCTGTTCAGGCTGCCGGTTCATTCGACGCTTGGGTTTCTGCTGCTGGTAAGGGTCTTGCTGAGGATGCAGAAACTTACGTAGTTGCTCAGTTGCTTGCTGGTGCTACCAACGGTCAGGAATCAACCCCTGTTGCTGTTGACACCGCTGACGAGGCTAAGGCTGCACTTCGCAAGATTCGTACCATGATGGCTAAGGCTAAGGTTCCTACCTCGGACCGTTTCGTTGCTGTAAACCCTGCGTTTGCTGACCTTCTAATCTCAGGTCTATCTTCAGTTGCAGACTCAGGTTCAGCCGAGTCACTACGCAACGGACAGGTTACCCGTCTTTACGGCATGACCGTTCTAGAGACCCCTGCGTTTGCTGAGGCTACCAAGCCGGTTGCAGTTGGCTACCACGCTAACGCTGCTGCGTTCGTTTCACAGATTGACAAGGTTGAGGCACTTCGCAACCCTTCTAAGTTCGCTGACATCGTTCGCGGTCTTAACGTATACGGTGCGAAGGTTACCCTTCCAACCGGTGTTGTAAAGTACGTTTCAGCCTAATAACTGAAAACTCATAACTGAATAGAGGGGTGCTGGCTCAGGCTGGCACCCCTCACCTCTTAAAACTGGAAAGGCTATGGAATGGCACTCGCTACCATCGCAGACGTTGAGGCTCGTCTAGGTCGACCTCTAACCGTTGCAGAAACCGCTAAGGCTACCGCATGGCTCGCAGACGCGTCAGCGCTTTTCGTGCAGCGTTCTATTCAGACTTTTGAGGTGAGCGAATCGACTGTACGCCTCTTCCCTAAAGATGGAATCGTTAGGCTCGTGCAGCGTCCGGTTATCGCCGTAACCGAGGTTAAAGACATTAACGGCGTACCTGTAGATTTTACTTGGGACGGTTTTCAGTCCCTTTACGACCTTGGCACCACGTTGCCGCTAAAGGTCACTTACGAGCATGGTTCCGACACTATTCCGGATGCCGTTGTTGCCGTTGTTGCTGGCATGGTTGCCCGTACTCTTAGCATTAGTCCACGCGCCGCTTCCGGTGTCACTTCTAAGATGGACGTTAACGGACCATTCACCGAGCAGGAATCTTACGCTGCGTGGGCTGTTGGTGGTCAGGTTATGCTCTCACCTGCTGAAGCGCAGGTAGCAGACTCTTACCGCGACCGTTCATTCCGTTCGACTTCGATTCTAGGAAATGGTACTTATGGAACTCGTTACCCTAACGCGACTCACTTCTAATACTGTAGATGAGTATAACCTTCCGGTAATCATCCGTACAGAAACTACCCTAAACGCCGGTGTAGCACCCCGTACGTCGACTAAAACAGTTGGCGCTAGTGAAACTACCATCGTCGAGGGTTTAGTCCTTTATTTGCCCGCTGGTACTGAGGTCCTTCCGACTGACGAATTTACTGTCCGTGGAGTTATGTACCTTATGGACGGTGAATCGTTCAACTGGGTTAACACTTTTAACGACTGGGCTGCCGGTGTTGTTGTAAACCTTCGCAGGTCTCAAAATGTCTAAAACTAAAATTCCTAATAGTAGTAGTTCTGTTGAATTGAACTATAAGGGAATGGGTGAACTGCTCAAGTCCCCGGAAATTCAGGCGATGCTTCGTAACAGGATGCAAGCCGTACAGGGTGCAGTACCCGGTTCTGAACTCACGGTTACCGTTGGTCGCACTCGTGCAAGAGCCAAGGTTATTAAAGGTTCAGATTATGACGAGGCAGGCAGCGGCGAACTATCTAGAGCGCTGGACCTTGCCGGTGGCTCACGTGGAACACAAGTTCCCCCTAAATCAACTCGTAAACACGCATAGGAATTTAAATGGCTGACGCAGTTATCTTTAGTGACCTTATGGCTCACCTTGTTGCCCGCTTAGATGCTGCCCTAGTCGGAACGGACTTCGCCGGGGTGCGAGTTTCCCCGATTGCTGACGAGTCTATAACTCAGGTTATCCTTCGCCGTGACGGTGGTAACAAACTCTCCAAGACTGTTATGCAGTCTGTTATTGGGGTTAACGTGTACGCTGGCTCTTATGGTGAGGCTGAGAACCTATCTATTCTTATTCAAGCGCTATTTGAAAATCTGCCGGACGGTAACCCTATTACCTTCGTAGATGTTCAGGCGTACATTCAGGACGTATCTGACCTGAAATCTCAGAGGCGCTTTATGCGTTTCGCAATAGACCACCGAGGAACTAACCTCGGATAAATTCGGCGCTGCCGATTTGGGTACTCGTACCCCCTAACCTATATAGGAGAAACAACATGGCACTAGATAGCGATAACGTACGCGTTGCCGTGGCAGGCGCATTTTATTCAGCACCTACCACAACCGCAGCACCTACCGCTTCAGATTCAGCACTAACCGGCTTCGTTGACCTTGGCTACGTATCGGCTGACGGTATTGCAGAAACCACCGACCGTACCACCAACTCTATCCGAGCATGGCAGAACGGTTCTCTCGTACGCGAGGTAGTTTCAGAGGCTTCATTCTCAGTAACTCTAACCCTTATCGAAACTAAGGAAGATGTACTAGAACTTTACTTCGGTGCAACTAACACCGGTGGCACCTTCTCGATTGACCCTTCTCAGTCAGGTGGACGCAAGTCGTTCGTTTACGACGTTATCGACGGTTCAACTGTTGAGCGTACCTACATCCCTGCGGGAGAGGTTACCTCAGTTGGTACCCGTACCCTTGCTGGTGGTTCAGAAATCGGCTACACCGTAACCATTATGGCTTACGCTGACGCAGGCGCTACCACCTACAAGAAGTTCTTTAGCATCCTAGAGGCTTAATAAATTTCGGGCTGTCTGATGCGGCGGGCAGTCCGATTACTTGGAGGGGGGAACTACGGTTCCCCTCTCTACCCCGCAAACTTTTTAACCGCTTTTGAAAAGGAAAAATAATGTACAAGTTTGAACTAGACGGTAAGGCTTTTGAACTACCGGACTTTAACGACCTGCCGCTAGGCGTTATCCGTAAATCTCGCAAGTTCGGTAACGACCTTGACGCTGCGTTCTCTATTATTGAAAACTGCGCTGGTGAGAACATGGAACTTATGGACGCTCTCGACGCTCTACCTATGAGCGAGTTCAACAAGATTCTAGAGTCTTGGACTAAGGGCGTACCTTTGGGGGAATCCTCGGAGTCCTCGAACTAATAGCAGATAACAGGGCGGCAGTCACTTACGACTTCCGACACCGGTTCAACTTATCGCCTAAACAATTTGGCGATTCGATTGGCTGGGATGAAGTTATCTTACTATTTAGCGTTCTGTTACAGGACCCTACTTCGTGGACTCAAACCGCTATTAATAAGTGGAAGCATCCTATTACTTATGATTGGGCTGTTCTTGCCGCTACTTACGATTTACACGCTGCTGTAAACAGTAAGAAACCCCCTACCCCGTTGCCTCGTCCGTGGGATGAACCTGAATCTAAGGGTTCTACACGTGTTGACGCTAGAAACATTTTGAAAAACGCTAAGGATGGAACCCTCGAATGGCAGAACAAGCGTACGCCTACGTAACCCTAATCCCTGTTGCTAAGGGTTTTCAGTCTGCCGTTGCTCAGGAACTATCTGGACTTGGCGGCGTTGGCGATGGCATTGGCTCTAAGACTAGTGAGGGTTTCTCTAAGGGATTCTCAGGTGGTCTAAAGAAACTTGCTGGTGGCGCTGCTGCAATTTTTGCGGCTGTTGGAATTGGCGACTTTGTAAAGTCTGCTGTTTCTGCTGGTAACTCTCTTTACACCGAGTTCGAGGGTGTTAATCAGGTGTTTGGTTCTGCCGCTAAGAGCGTTCAGGACTTTGCTAAGGGTGCGGCTTCGTCTGCCGGTTTGTCTGAGTCTGCTGCTCTTGGTGCTGCTAAGGGTTTTGGTGTCTTTGCTCAGGCTGCTAAATTGGGTTCGCAGGATTCCGCTAACTTCGCTACCAGTTTGGTACAGGCTGCCGGTGACCTTGGTTCGTTCAACGGTGTAGATACTGCTGAAACTCTTGAGGCTATCAAGTCGGCTCTTCAGGGTCAGACTGAACCGCTAACTAAGTACGGTATTCTACTAAACGATTCCGCTATGCGTAGCGAGGCTATGGCTCTTGGTATCACTAACACTACTAAGAACGCTCTAACCCCTCAGCAGAAGGTTCTTGCAGCGCACTCTCTTATTCTTAAGAACCTTGGTGCCGCTCAGGGTGACTTTGTTAACTATGCTGACACGTTTGATAACGCTCAGAAAACTATGAGTGCAAACTTTGAAAACATGAAGGCAAACCTCGGTACGCAGTTGCTTCCTGTTTTGGGTCAACTTGTAGCAGCGATTAACCCGATTATTGTCAAACTTGGACCGTTGTTGTTTGAGGTTTTCAAGTCACTTACCCCGGTTATCAAGGTTGTTACTAAGGCTATTTCTGACCTTATCCCTGCGTTGGACCCTGTTATCGGTATCCTAAACGTTTTGGCTCAAGTTGTTGGCGAAATTATCACGGCACTTTTGCCGCCGATTATTAAACTATTTAACGCGCTTGCCCCGGTCATTTTGAAACTTGTCAAAATTATCGGAGACTTGGCGATTAAGTTAATGCCTTCGCTTGTCAAGGTTATGGACAAGATTCTTATTCCGGTCCTAATGTTCTTGGTGGACATCCTAGACCAGTACATAGTTCCTTATTGGACTAAACTGTCTGAAGTTTTTAGTGACATTGTTCCAATTATTGCCGATGTTTTGGTAGGTGCGTTTAACGCGCTACTAAGCGTATTGCGTCCTATTTGGGAATTCCTAAAGCCTATGATTGACGGGCTATTAGGTCTTGCTGGTATCAAGATTAAGCCGCAGGTTAAAGTAGGCGACCCTAACGCTCGCTATTCGGGTATGACTGCTGCGGGTGCCGCTCAGGGTTACGGGTCTACTATGGACCAGTATCTACCTAAGGCTAGTGGTGCTATCGATTATAGTGGCGTAACTGGTGAAGGTTCTAAAGATGCTGCTAAAAAGGCGGCTCAGGCTCGTGCTGACATGATTCGCAGTTTCAAGAGCGACATCCTTAAGGACCTCGGTTCTGAAATGACCAAGGATACTAAATCTGCTCAAGACTATTCTGCGAAAATTATGGAGTGGATTTCTAAGGCGTTCCTTGACGGTACGCTATCTAAGAAAACTGCTCAGGCTGCTCACGCGTTGACTCGTTCTTATACTGCTCAACTGTTGCCAATTATTGCACAACATGAGGCGACCGTTAAAAGTCTTGAGGCTGCTCAGGAAGTTCTAACGAACAAGATTGCAGAACGTCTAGATTACGTCAAGTCTATTACTGAGCGCTTTAACTCTAAGTTGGCTATCGACGAAAAGACTACTGCGGCTGACGCAATTAATCAGTTGAAGGACCGTATCAAGCGCACTAAAGACTTGATTGCGGCTATGGCAACCCTAACTAAGATGGGTTTGTCAGGTGACCTTTATCAGCAAATTATTGAATCTGGTAACCTTGAGTTTGCTCAGTCTGTTATTGCTGGTGGTGACGCTACCGTTAAGGAACTTAACACCCTAGCGGAAGAGGCTAATAAGACCGCTATGACTCTAGGGTCTCAGGCTGGTGACATCCTATTTAATAAGGGTATCGCTGTTGCTCAGGGTGTAGTTGACGGTTTGACTGCTAAGAAATCTGAACTAGAAAATCAGATGAAGAGTTTGGCTCAGGCGTTCGCGTCGGAGTTGGCTCTCTTGGTTGCGGGTATTGTTATCCCTATGCCGGGTACTGACAAGAAACAGACTATCGCGCCTATTCCTGTTGACCCGTCAACTATGGACCAGTACGACCTAGCGCGTAAATTGTCAGGTACCTCCGTTGCTACTGCTGAGTACATTAACTTCGCTAGAATCGCGCAAGACGGTAACGCTCAGGGACCTACAGTTAACTACTATGCGGCACCTAACGCTTCGCTGGAAACTCAGGCAGAACTTCAGAGAGCGCTTAAACTATCTTCTATGATGTTGTTAACGTAAGGAAATTATGACTAACTATTCTCTTACAGGCGCTAACGGTGATTCTGTCGTTTTCGATAATGCGAATTATGTTCTAAATTCGATTGTTGGTCACGGCGTTCCTTCTACTAAGGTACGAATTGACGAGTCTGCTGGTGCTGGTGGTACTTGGCGTTACAGTAAGCGCGGTGTTCGTAACATTGACCTTGCTGTAACTGTTATGGGTACGTCTGAGGCTGACGTTCAAACTAAACTACGTCGCTTGGACCGTATCATTCAAGATACTGCCGGTGCTACAACTCTTGCAGTTACTTACGACGATGGTTCTAGTCTGAGCCTTGGCGTTCACTATACTGCTGGTGCAGAATCTCAATGGGGTGGAAATACTGAGGGCGCTATTTGGTGCCGCTGGGTTCTATCTTTTAAGGCACCTCAACCGTTTTGGCAGTCGACTAACTCGCAGACCTTTACGGTTACTGCGGGTAATACTGGTCGCGGCTTGTTGCCTCAGTTGTCTAAACTGAAGGTTTCATCGTCGCAGTCTCTTGGTATTGTTAGCGTTGTTAATAACGCTGACGTGCCTTCGTATCCGGTTTGGACTATCCGAGGTCCTGTTTCGGGACTAGAGATTTCTAACGGTGTTCAGTCGTTTGGTTTTAATACTGCGGTTGCTGCTGGTCGTACTATTGTTGTTGATACTGAGGCTGGAACAGTTGTATCCGATACTGGTGCTAACAGTTATGGTATTTTGAATCCTGCCCCTAAGTTGTTTCCATTCCTTCCGGGTACGTCAACGATTGAGATTAAGGCTACTGAGGGTTCTACTACATCGGCTACATATATTTCGTGTTCGTACGCGCTTCGTTACGAAGTTGTACATTAAGGGTAACTAATGCAGATTGAGGACCTAACAGTCGAAGTCCGGGATGCTACTAATACTCGCGTTGGTCTTTTAACCCCTGCGGATTTGGCTAAGGCTAAGTTTATTAGCAAGTTTAATAACGTTGGTACTTGGAGTGTCGAACTGCCGTACGGTCACGTTTTGGCTGACGCGCTTCGTACGCCGGGTGCTGGCATTATTGTTACGGGTCCGGACGGGGTTCTACTATCTGGTCCTATGGTTCAGTCGCAACTTGCTCAGACCATTGACGACCCTGAAGGTACTTGGACTATTACGGGTGCGGATGATTCAATCGTTCTAACTGACCGTTTGGCTTATCCTTCGCCGGGTGTTGCAGATGTTACCGCGCAAACTGTTGCTAATGACATTCGTACCGGGTCTGCTGAGACTGTTCTAAAACAGTACGTTAACTACAACATTGGTCCGGCTGCTACTGCTACCCGCAAGGTTGCTAACCTTACCGTTGAGACTGACGCTAACCGCGGTAATGCTGTTACTGGGTCTGCACGTTTTGAAACTTTGCAAGATTTGTTTTACCCGTTGGCTCAGACTGGTGGCATTGGTTACACCGTCGAACAGATTGGTACTAATCTTCAGTTTCAGGTTTATGAACCGCAGAACCGTACGTCTACTATCCGCATGGATTTGCAGAATGGTAAACTCTCTAAGACTGATTACGCTTACGTTTCACCTAGACTAACTCGCGCGATTGTTGGCGGGCAGGGTGAATCTGTTGAACGTCTTTTCTTGGAGGCTACTTCTACTGATTCGGTTGCTGCGGAAACTTTATGGAATCGTCGCATTGAAGCGTTTAAGGATTCTCGTAACACTTCTGTTACTACTGAACTTCAACAGGCTGGTGAGGAAGAGTTAGTAGATAAGGGTAAGACGATTGTTAACCTATCGGTGGTTCCGTCTGACGATGTAAACATGAGGTACGGTTACGATTGGGGTCTAGGCGACCTTGTATCCGTTATCATTGGTGACATTGAGGCAAGCGCTACCGTTACGGAAGTTGCTATAGGTATTGAGTCTGACGGTGTTCGTGTTATTGCGACTGTTGGTACGCCTACGCCTTTGAGTTTTGAGAGTAAACTGATTGCTGCGTCTCAGTCTCAGGATAACCGTATCTCGAACCTTGAACGTAATACTACCGGTTATGGTGTTTCGACTGTCTATCAGCCTGCGGGTGGTACGAATGGTACGCAACCTACGTTTAGTGGTCCTGCTATTAGCGGGTCTTATACCCGTTTCGGTAACATGATTCACTTTACGATAGATGTTGACTTCGATAACATTACCTCGTTTGGTACTGGACGTTACTATCTTACGTTGCCTTATGCTGCGTCTCACAACTATTTCTTGCGTGATGGTTGCCTACATGATTTGTCTGCCAGCACCACTTATAGTATTGGCGGTCACGTGTCGGCTGGCTCTAACGTTCTTGAGTTGTACTCTCAGGACAAGGTTGCAAGCGGTGTACAAGACGTTAACTTTACTCACAACTTCCCGGTTACTCTTACTACCGCTGATAATTTCCACATCGCAGGCACTTACGAGATTGAGGTCTAACCTTGGCTATCCAATATAACCTACACATTGAAGCGGGCGCGACGTTCACCCGTGACATCGTTTACACTAACGAGGATGGTTCAGACTTTAACCTTACCGGTTATACTGGCAAACTACAGGTCCGTCCTACGGTCACTTCGTCGACTCTAAGCCTCGAAGTTATCCCTACTATTAACGTAACTACTTCTACTATTTCGTGGACGTTTACCCCGGCTCAGACTAGCGCGTTGGTTAACGGTTACGCTTATGCGTTGGAAATTACTAACGGCGCTATTGTTATCCGTTTGATTGAGGGTACGCTAGTCGTTTCGCCTGAGTTGGTTCGATAATCGTGACTACTATTTCTGGTGGAGATTCCGGTCCTATCCGGATTAGTGCGTCGTCTAAGACGGTTGCTATTTATGCTCACCGTGGAGAGCAGGGACCTCAGGGTCTTACTGGTGCCACGGGTGCGACTGGTGCAACTGGTGAGACTGGACCACAAGGTCTACAAGGTTTGCAGGGTGAACGCGGTCTTACTGGTGACCGTGGTCCTACTGGTGCGACTGGTGCTAAGGGTGATACTGGTATTCAGGGTCCGGCTGGACCTCAGGGTAATCAGGGTCCTCGCGGTTTAAAGGGTGACCAAGGTTTACAGGGTGAGCAGGGTCCGGCAGGTTTGCAGGGCGCTAAGGGTGACACCGGTTCGCAGGGTCCTCAGGGTCCGGCTGGTGCTACAGGTCCTCAGGGCGCTCAAGGTGACGCAGGTCCTCAGGGTATTCAGGGTTTGCAAGGTGAGCAGGGAATCCAAGGACTTACTGGTCCTCAGGGTGAACAGGGTTTACAGGGAATCCAAGGTATCAAGGGCGACAAGGGCGATACCGGTTCTACTGGTGCCACGGGTGCGACTGGTCCTACCGGCGCTACTGGACCGCAAGGTATTCAGGGTGTTAAAGGTGACACGGGAGATACTGGACCGCAAGGTTTAACTGGTGCTACTGGACCTCAAGGCGCTCAAGGAATCCAAGGCATTAAAGGCGATACCGGTGATACTGGTCCGGCTGGTGCAACAGGTCCACAAGGTCCACAAGGTATACAAGGCGAGACTGGTCTTACCGGTCCGACAGGTGCTACCGGACCGCAAGGACCACAAGGTCTAACAGGTGCTACAGGACCAACAGGCGCTACAGGCGCTACAGGTCCTACCGGTCCAACTGGTGTAGTAGCAGGTACGTCGCCTATCGTATACACGTCAGGTACACAAACTGTTTCCTTCGACCAAACCGCACAAAACACAACCAACGACGCAAGATACTCGAAGATAGTCGCAGGCGTAAATAACGTTTCTGCAAACTATTCGATTATTGCTAGTGACTCAAACAAACTAGTAGCGTCTACTAATTCTGCTATAACTATCACGATTGCAAACGTTCTAGCAGTTGGTGAACGTATTGACTTTATCCAACTGGGTACAGGTCAAGTAACTTTTACCGCGGGTTCAGGCGTTACTTTAGCGTCTGCCGGTAGTAAACTTAAGACTAATGTTAGATACTCTGGTGCTACAGTCTTTTGCGTTGCTTCTGGCTCTTATGTTCTTATTGGCGACCTAGCCGCATAACAAAGGAAAAATTTAAATGGCTCAATCTTCCTACCCGTTTGAAAACGTCGATACGTCTGAAACGCAGTTCTCTCAGATGTTCCGTAACTTTGCTTCTGGTGTTAGCGGTGTATCTACTGGTACTGAACTAAAGGTTACTGCTGGTACCGGGTTGCAGACTTCGGTTGCACTTGGTCAGGCTATGGTACGTGGTCACTACTACATTTCGACCGGTACCGAGTTGCTTACTCACGCTACCGCTTCAGGTTCTAACCCGCGCATTGACTCGGTTGTTTTGACCTTGGACCCGTCGGTTAACTCGATTGTGTTGGCGGTTGTTGCTGGTACCCCGGCATCGTCACCGGTTGCCCCTACGTTGACTCAGACGGATGCGGGTGTTTACCAGTACGAACTTGCTCAGGTTCTTATTCCGACTAGCGCTACCTCGGTGTCTACTATTACTGACAAGCGTACTTTTATGGGTACTCGTTTTGGTGTTTGGACTACTGCCGGTCGACCTTCTGCACCGGTTCTAGGTCAGGCAGGTTACAACTCGACTACTGCGGCACCTGAGTATTGGACTGGTAGCGCATGGTCAGGGTTCTCTAGTTCTGTTACTAGCATTAACGCGTCTATCATTGACACTACTGTTACTGCGGTTACTGGTACTTACACGCTGCTGGCTGGTGACAAGGGCAAACTGTTGCAGTCGACCTCTTCTACCGCTTACGCGTTTACTGTTGCTGACGTGCTAACTGCTGGTCAGCGCGTGGACGTTATTCAGGACGGTGCCGGTCAGATTACTTTTACTGCCGGTTCTGGTGTTACGTTGGCTGCTGCTGGTGGCAAACTTAAGACTAACGTCCAATACTCGGCGGTGACTATTGTCTGTATCGGTACTGGTCTTTACCGTTTGATTGGAGACCTTGCCGCATGAGTCCTATTACTCTTGGTATTCTTGCCGCTTCTGGTGCTGCAACGGTTGATTTTGAACTAATATCTACTGTATTTGGAACCGGCTCAAGTAATGCAATTTCTTTTACTTCTATACCACAAACTTACAAGCATTTACAAATTCGTTTTTCCTCGAATGGAAATTATCTCAACGCGACTAACCCTTTATTGCGTTTCAATGGTGATACTGGTAATAATTATTATCGTCACTCTATGGAATCTGGTGGCAGCGGAGCGCCGGGCGCAGGTGGAACCACAGATAGTAACATTATCATTGGTCGAGTCTCTAACGCCACCTATTCAGCACAACCGGGCGCTAGTATCGTTGATATTTTGGAATATACCTCGACATTTAAAAATAAAACTGTTAAAGGTTTAGGTGGACATATTTCAGATGGTGAAAAATATTTGCGTCTATTTTCTGGTGTTTGGTATAACACAAATGCAATTTCTACAATTACAATTTCAACTTTAGACGGTTCAAACTGGCCCGCATCGGGTCGCTTTTCGCTTTATGGATTTAAGGGGTAAATTTTGGCTCAAACACTTATAGCGTTAGCAACAACTACCTTAAGTTCTACGGCGTCGTCAATTACGTTCGGTTCTATTCCTTCAATTTATCGCGATATTCGTATAGTAATTAATGGTTCATTAACCGCCGGTTCATCCGGTGCGGTAATGGCACGTTTCAATAATGATACCAATTATGTCAATTATTCTAGATTATATATATATGGTAATGGTAGTTCTGCCGCTTCTGGTACTGATACTACTTTATCTTCGCCGGGAATTCTAGAAATGGATACAAGCCAAGGCGTAGGCATTTTGGAAATTATGGATTATTCTGCAACTAACAAGCATAAAATTATTCTATCTAGAGGAAATAGCAGTAATGCTTTAGTTATTGCTGAAATAGGAAGATGGGCTAGTACCGCTGCTATTACTACTATTCAAATGCAGCCTTATTCCGGGTCTTTTTCTAGTGGAATGACCTTGAGCGTATATGGAGTACTCGCATGAGCCTAACTAAAATTGCTACTGTTACGCTTGGTGCTGGCGGTGCCTCAAGTATAGACCTAACAAATATTCCGGGCATCTTTACAGATTTATTACTAATTGTATCTTCTAGGGTTGCTAGTTCTGGCGCTGAACATTGTCTAATAGGTTTTAATAACGTTACTACTAATTTTGCTAGTCGTTATTTGATTGGTTCTACTAATTCTGAGGCTGGAATTTATGCAAGATACTTAGGCAATCAAATGCCTTCGGGAGCGCCGGCTAATACTTTTTCTAGCGCGTCTATATATATTCCTAACTATGCCGGTTCGACGCTAAAATCTGCGTCTGCCGAAATTACTGGTTACCGCGTAGATAGAAGTTCTTATACTGATGGTATCTCTGCTCATTTATGGTCACAGACTGCAATAATAACTTCTATTCAAATCACAAATGAAACCGGCGCAAATATGGTTCAATATTCAAGCGCGTCTTTATACGGTATTACAAAAGGTTCATCCGGCGGCGTAACCGTCTCATAAAAAGGAAAATAAATGTCTGAAATTTTAACTAAGATTGTTGTTGACTGCACTACCGGCGCTATTACAAATGCTCCTCTTACTGCTGCTGAAATTAAGCAACGTGAAGTAGACGCGGCGGCTTACGCTGCTGCTGAGGCTGAACGTCTAGCGGCTGAGGCTGCTAAGGCTGAGGCTCGCGCATCCC